ACTGTAGTTGATCCTACACCGGGTAGAACTAATCCAGAAGGCACTGCTTGAGTAACACCAGCACCAACTGTTAATGTTGAAATACCAACTGTAAGTTGTTGGTCTGCTTTTCCATCAATGATCGCTACCTTAATACCGTTTGCCCAAGAACCGGGGTTTCTTGCTGCAACAACCGTATTTGATAGATGGTTAAGATCATATCCTTTATTATTATAGTCTTGTGAACTTAATATTTTGATTTCGGGTGATCCGTCATCAGTTGCGTTTTGAAGGTCGTCATCATCCGATCTAACAACACTTAAGATACCACCATATGAAAGATATGATGAAGCAGTCAACCAATATTCATAGTGCTTGTCTATGTCAAGTGGTTCACCGAAGTTATCAATTAAGTCTTGTTCGTTCTCAATTGTAGTTGGTTCATTGACTGGGCCTTTTTGGAAAGGTGCCACAATAGCACCAGCCTTTGTGGTAGCAGTGTCTACTCTACCAATAGTCAGGTCAACTTCTCTTACAACGAGTCCGGGAGATGCTAAATTTAGAGGCATCTTTTTTTCTCCGTAATGTCCAGAATTAATCTGAAATTATTTATTGAAAAGGGTATTTTCAGTGGGGAAACTCTGCATGAACTACCAATCTGGATACTCCCACTTGTTACTTATCTTCTTCTTTGATTTTTTTACTCTTAATTTTGTACAGTCTTTACACTCATATGAATATGAGGATAGAGTGCTTCGATTCTTCCTTGTTACATAAAAATCGTCCATTAGAGTTTTTACAACCCCACAGACGCGACATTTTCTTTCTGTGAATAGTAGATGTTCTAATTCTACCTGATCATCTAAATCCATTACAATATACTGATTGTTTGTGATCCATCTTTGTTATCAGTTATCGTAATTTTTTTACCCGGAAATGATTTTGCAAGTAATCTTTTAAGTTTGGCATGTTTGAAAAGATTCATTAATAATAATCCCACATATATGATCGATCACCATACTCATCTACTTGCCAAGTATCACCTTGACTATCAGTAAATGTAGTTTCTTCTAAACCATCCTGAATAAATCCAAATGGTGCCATATCCTGTTCAATTTGATTTCTTTGCTCTTCATATAGTCTCTTTCTAATATCATTATCTGTCATTTCTTTAAAATAATCTTGTGCAACTAACCATGCAAATAACACTAAACACATTGCCAAGTCATCATTACATCCCTCTTCTGCCTCAAATGAGTTATGTTTTTGAGAAAAAGTGGTTAACTCTGATATAATTTCATAATCCTTCACTAATATTTTATCATCTTCAAGCAAAGTTTTTAGATTAGAGCATCCTAATTTTTTTACTGCAGAGGTGGTTCTAACACCTAATTGTGTTTTTTTACCAGAGAATCCTGTACCAACCACTTGGCCTGCACGACCTCTCATTGATGCCATGAGTAAATTATCATATTCTAAATCATAGTGTATGATACTTGCAACCTGATCTCCAATATCATTAACTTCAATTAAAAGAAAAGCATCATTATATCCTTTTGCCACATCATGAATAATGCTAGGAAATAACATTGGTTTTATTTCATTGTTTTTATACTTAGCAACAATATTATATGGAAAACTGGTTATGTCTACAACTATAAATGCTGAATAATCATTACCTAAACCACGAGCCACATCAACTGTGATTAAATATTGATGATTTTTTATTGGTTCTTGGTGTACATCTAAACCTGCATTTCGGTTAATAGGATTCTCATATACGAGATTTTTAAGTTTAGCAGGACTAATAAGTGTATTAACAGATCCTAGAAACTCACATTCAAACTCAACACGAAACTGCTGTTCTGATGTATTTGCTATTGTTTGTTCTTTCCATGCTTCATCTCTTCCCGGAACTTCTGACCAATGAACTTCAGTTGGCACATATTCATTTTTTGCTCTTTCAGCATCATGCCACATACGGTAGAAATGATTCATACCTCGTGGAGTAGAAACTATGATGACTTTTGTGCTTTGTCCAGAAGATATAGTAGGATAAACAGAGGCAAAGAAGTCGTCAGCAATGTGATTCGGGATAAAAGCGAACTCGTCGAGAAAGATGACATTATAGGATCCACCTCTGACAGCAGATGAAGAAGTAGAGTTAGCTGAAATTTTGGATCCATTTTCAAGTTCAAGAGAACCTTTGTTCCATGCGATTATACCCTGTTGCATCCATTTTGGCAAGTTTTCATATGCCAACTGCAATCTACCTAATAAATCTCTGGCAGTAGAGGCCTTGTTCGCAAGTATAGCAATATTAACATTATCATTAAAAACTGCATAGTGAAGCAAATAAGAAACAACTGTAGTGGATTTACCCGTCTGCCGAGGCATCTTACAGATGTTAAAACGACTTTCGTGGAAGTTTCTAACGAGTTTTTCTTGGAAGTCATACAACCTAAAAGGCACAAGACCTTTATCAAGTGACACTATTTGTATATATTTTCTTGCAAAATAAACAGGATCTTCCTTACAACGAACAAACTCAAGGATTTGATCTTGAGTAAAATTAATAGCAGTGTTCGCTTTTTTTAGATTCGGATTTCCAAGGTAAACATTATCAGACATAATTCAATTAGCAATTCCAGCGTCTTCGTGCTTGTCTTAACCTACTATTTGGATCTTTTGCAGCCTTTGGAAACTTCTTCATTTGACCAGCACTTCTTGCACAGTAACTCTTTCTTCTCTTTGCAGCCTTTGATCCTTTCTTAACTTTACCAGTTACAGCAGTCTTTAGTTTAGAGCCAGGATTACGACGACGATATGCTTCAACACCCTTCTGTGTCATACCAGCGCCTGATTTTGTGGGTCTCTTGTGTCCAGACTTGACACTCATACCCTTCATGTCATCTTCAGTTACATACTCCTCACATGTTGTTGTGGTATGTTGTTCATCCTTTTCATTCTTTGCAAGATTCTTTGCCTTCTGTTTCTTTGATATCTTTGGGCCACCAACTATATCACCATACTCATCTCTTTTTTCTTCACCCATCATCACAGTAGGTTCGCCTGGTTCAAGGTCTCTAGGTAGGAATGACATGACCTTTGCATCAGGATATAATTTTTGAACTTCTTTCTCTACTTCTTGACGAGTTGGTCTGGATACAGATGGAACAAACATCTGAACCATATATGTTTTACCTCTCCAAGTCAATACAACTTTATATGTATGACCGTTTTTTACAATACGAGTTTTTGATTCATTTTGATTTATATATTCTGAGCTAGATTTTTTTTTTTCCTTCTCTTTTTTTAGAAACTCAACTCCTTCATTAGTATATTGGACTTCTTCTTTAGTTGCCTTCTTTTTCACACAGTTATTATATCTCTTACCAAACATCATCTTAGTTCCTTTCTTCTCATATCCCTTCCAACACTTCTGACCTTCTTTGATTTCAATCATACCAGCAGTTTCAAGTGCTGCAACTTGCATTGGTGAGAATCCTTCGTTCTTTGATTTGTTACCCCAGTTTGATGCACCAACTTTACGACACTTCACTAAAGCACCAGATGCATATGCACTTGGCCATACAGAGTATCTTGACTTAACCTTATGATAACAAGCATCTTTTGTACCACTACCTTTTCCTTTCTTATCTTTAACTTCATTAAGATCTATTTCTGTTTCTTCTGTATCTTCTAAAATTATATCTCCTACCTCTATACCGTTTTCTGCAAACCAACCACGATTAACTTCAATTGCATATCTTATATCACCATCAGGATATACAGGAACTGGATTCATTGGATCTAATTCTTTGATACTTTCAATTATACCCTCTTCGTTTATAAACGCAATATCAAGAGGTATAAAAGTATTCTTCATATGAAATGAATGACTGTCAGTATTCTCAAATACAAAGAGCATACCACGATCTTGTTCCAAACTCTCACGGAACATCAGACCTAATTTAAACTCTCCATCATTTTGTGGAACTTCAAGTTGAAGTGGTAATGAGATAAATTCTTCTTTCATTTTCTTTTTCTTTTTAGGTTTGTCAGTTGCAACATATGTTGGTTTTGCAGCACCTCTTTTAGATTGCTGATTTGGATCTGCCTTTTTCTTTCTTCTTGCTGCTGATAATCTCTCTTTCTTACTCATACTCGCTCTCTTAGCAGAAGAAACACATTTAGGTGTTCCCTCACCAGGTTCATCGCTGGCACAAGTTCCACCTGTGACTACGTTGACCCATCCACCTTTACCGTCCTTAGATTTAGAACCTTTGAACCATTTATGAAGTGAACCTTCTTTCACTTCTTCTTTATCAGTCATATAATCTGCAGCAGTATCAATATAGTCTGCTGCTTTTGTTATTTTAGACTGAACCCACGCTTTCACATCTCCTTCACCTTTACCAACCTCTTTTTTAATTTTTTTCGCAGCGACAATAATATTATCAGTTTGACGACGAATCATTTCATATTCATGATCGCCATGCTTCTCTTCATTCATCGCTTTGGTTTTCTTTTTCATTGAATTGATAAATTTTCTATAAACAGCTGCTTCAGCGGTTTTGCCCATCACTCTCGCTCTTTGCTCCATAGCAATTGCTGCTTGAATTTTATGAGCATGTGATCGACCTGATTTCCTAATTTTTGCCACACTTGCTTTCGCTGTTGCGACATCCTTGAAACCCAGTCCATGAATAGTTCCTTTAGGATCTTCATCAGTATATAAGTCAGAATGTTTTTTAGATTTTGCAGGTTGACCTTTTTTACGGGCAATGCGAGGATTTGATTCCTCAGTCATCTTTTTTTTACCTGCACAATGTGCTTTCTGACTAAAACCTTTTGGGTTATTACAATCAATCGACTTTTTATACTTTGCAGACCATCCTTCCTTTACCAAGAAACCATCCTCACGGACAGTATAATACAACAATAC